ATCAAGCAAGCGGGGGACGATCGCATCGACCGTCATTGTCGCCAAATCGGCGTCCGTCATCGCCCTTCCTCCATCGCCTTGAGCCGACCGGCGGCGATCATGGCGGGCCAGTTGCCGGGCTGGGGGTCAAGCCACGCTTCGTTCATCTCCCACGTAGGCTCAACCGGCACTACGCACGCCATCCCCGCGATCAGCGCGTCTGCCGCATGCTCTCCGATGCGGTCTAGGAGGGTGATGGCGAGACGCTCTCGGCACCTGTCGCCCTTCGTGCAGACGAGGTAGGTGACGCCGTTGACCGGATCGGGGTCGTTCGCGCAGGACTTGCATCCGATCATCGCCCCTCCTCCATCGCTTTGAGCACAGCCTCGGGGTCGAGGTAGTAGATGGCACCCACGTTGTCGCAACCGTTGTCGCTCACCGCATCCATCGCCGCCTCCAGCGCCGCCTCCACCACGGCGATGTCGCGGGCGTGGCGGTCGGCCCGCGTGTCCGTCTCGTTCAACACCACGGCCACGGTCAGCGCCTTGTCCCGCTCGGCCGTCAGCCGCGCCACCTCGCTCCGGAGGCGGGTGATCTCGTCGGCGGCCTCCCACTCATGCCTATTTTCAGCGGCATCCGAAGAGTATGTGATTGCTCGGGCGATGCTGCGGAGACGCCTGACAATGTCCAGCCCTTCCGGCGGGCACTTCGGATCATCGTTCATCGCCCGTCCTCCCCGTCATCGTCGAACGCGCCAAGCCCGATCGCTGATCGCACCGCGCCCTTGGCGTCCCTCACTCCAACGTCGTATGCCCACTCCATCAGGCGCACGACCTCAGCGAGCGGCAGGGTGTCGCCGTAAAAAGTCTGCGGCGCGCTCGACACCGATCCGCGCTTCGTGCGGCGGGAGATGTGCGGCGGGGCATCCTCGCCTCCGTCCCATTTCGTGCTGATCGCGAACCGAGGAGCGTGGCTGATGCGATAGACCGTCATCGCCCATCCTCCATCATCTTTAGCACGGCTTCGGGGTCGAGGAGTGCGCGGATGGCGGTGGAGATGCGCCCGCCAACATATACGGTGCAGTGCCCAGCGCTATTCTCCCCCGTCTTCTTGCACACCGGGCAAACGTCCTTGTCCGTGTGCGTCCATGTCGGGTCGCCCGGCTGATCGTTCGCGTAGGGGCAAACTGGCGCGACGTGCTTAGGGGATGTCGCTACCCCCGCCGCCTCCTCGATCCCCTCCCGCCGTCCCTCTTCACGGATACGGGCGTCACGGGCAGCGGCGGCGAGACCAAGATCGGCCAATGTCAGCGTCATTTCGCTAGACACCTTGCCGGGTTGCGCCACCAAGGTCTGCGGCATCCGCCGGATAAGGTCAAGCAGCACGGCCTCGCGGGCCTCGGCTGATTCGGCGCGGGCCTTCCAGTCGATCTCACTCATTCCTCATGCCTCCTCATCTTGTGGACTGGCAGTTGCGGGTTGTCCGCGTGGCGTAGGGCTGCGGCGACTAAGGCCGCGATGTCTTCGGAGGTCATGTCTGCCGCCAGAATTCGTAATCAGCCACCAATCCACGAAAGCGCCGCTGGGCTTCTTCGTTGTGATCCAAGTCTGAGCGCGATTTGACGCCGCAGTATGATCTAACGAACTCTGCCGCGTTGCCGTGGTGGCGAGCCTGTGGGAAGATTTCCGTTATGAACGTCCAGAAGCCCGGCTCATTGCACACGATGCCGGCGCGCTTCGCATACTTCCCGCCCTTCGGAGGCGTTGGCTCGCCAGCGACTTCCGGCGCGGCCTTCGCGGCGTTGGGATCAATCCTGGCGACGCCGACCCACCGCTCTTGATCCGGCCGGGGAACCCCGCCAAGCACCGTGAGGGCTTCGTCGGCTTGCTCCAGCGGGACTTCCAAGATGATCTGCGCAACCTTCCGGCCGCGGATGACCTTGAAGTCGGAATACGTGGCCTTGAACGCCGTCATGGCACCACCCCCAGCCGGCGAAGCAGCATCCGGGTTTCGGCCGGCGCGCTGTTGAACGCCACCCGGTACAGCGCCCGCAACGCCTTCTCTTCGTCCCCGGTGTGCTTCCACAGTTCGGTGGCGAGCGTGATCGGGTCGAACCCGAGCATCCGCAGACGATCGTGAGGGCTGGCGGGCCCGTGGTCCGGGACGTGCGGGGTCGGGACGTGTAGCCACGCATGGACCGCTCGGGATACCGGGATCGTCCACCGGTCCTCTGCCCGCCGGCCGATGCCATGCCCGACGGCGTGGCCCTGCAGGTGGTGCGCCTCTCCACCCGCCGGCCCGCCCAACTGCCCACCGCACGCGACCGACGCGACGCAGGGCAACGTGCGGACGAAGCGGAGATGCCCGGCGCTATCTCCATCCCGCACCTTGGGTGTGCGGGATGGGGGCTCGCGATCTATGCGACGGGGGCGCATCAGGAGGGCTCCCCGGTGGCCTTGCGGATGGCGGCCTTGGCAGCTTCCACGGCATCCGCATAGTTGAGCATCATTTCAACGTCGGATTCGCCGTCCGCATCGTGGTAAGCGAGAAAAGCGCGGCACGCTTCCAGCAAGTCCGGTGCGGCCGATATCAGGCGAGCGTCTGCGTAGACCTCCGGGTTCATTGGATTGCCCGGAGGGACATGCACAATGGTCGCCCGATCATCGCAGGCCATCACCCGGCCGCCGACTTCTGCGGGCTCAAGGCGCCAAGGGCTAGGCGTGTGGTTCGTCATCACGCATCCCTCACTTCGCCCTGCGCGAACACGGCACGCCGCTTCGCCGCACGGTCCTTAATGAACGCAGCGCCGGCCTTCTCATCCCGCTCGAAAGCAACAAGGTGGGCGCCATTGTCGCTCATCAGCTTGTTGATCTTCGGGAGGTCGGGAGCGGCGTCGATCGCCTTCTTAATGCGCTCAGACCACGCGCCGTAATCCCCGCGTGCGACCGGGATTTCGAGGTTGTCGCGGCCCCACCAATCAGGCGGCGCGCTGGCCTGCGGCGGCGGTGCGGGGGTGGGCTTCGGCGCGGCCTTCGGCGGCTCCCGTTCCACGTCCTCTTGGGTCTTGTCGTAAAGGGCCAAGCCGAAGGGGTTGCCGAACGTCATCAGCGCCCGCTTCATCGCGTCCGTCTCGGCTTCCTTGATCGCGCTTTCGTGGGCTTGGCCTAGGTCCTTGTCGATCCCGGACCCGTAGCCAGTCCCGTCTCGCACGACCGGCATCCCGTTGTCGGTCACGACAGTGATCCGAACGGTAGCCATCCAAGCGACGCGCCACTTCCCATCCACCTCGCGCGGCGCCCCAAGTTCCTTGAGAGCGGAAAGGGTGCGGTCCCAAGCGTGGAATCCGAAGATGCGGTTCGCCTCGGCAATGGCGTGCCAGCCTTCGATGTAACTGAGTTGCCGACCGGCCTGAGACCGCGACTTGACGTGCGTGCCGTTCAACTTCGCACTGAGGGCCGCGACTTGTTCGTTGGTGAAAGGCATCATGCCCTCCTAATGGTCAGGACGGAGGTGCCGTTTCCGAGCGTCACGCCGTCGATGGTTTCGCCGCGCTCAATCGCTTCTCGAATGGCGCGCTTGTCAGGGGATACGGTCGTCTTCGTGAGGTGCGTGGGCAGCGCCGCCTCGTCCGTCACGATCACCTCGGGCTTCCCGGCCCGCACCGTGACGGTAGCGAGGGGCGTGACCACCTTCGCCATGCCGACCTCGCTCATAGCGTCCGCGATGGCTTCCCGTGTCCGTTCGATGCGCGCCTCCAGCCGCTTCTTGCGGGCCGCGAACTCCCCCATGATAACACCCAATCCAGCGACCAGCGCCTCGTCCTCGGCCATGTGACGGAGAACGCGACCCACGGCTCCGTCGAACGTGGTTTCGCCCTCCAGCGTGTCGGCAAGGGCCTGATCGTCCACGTCCGGGAACTGGCGACGGAGTGCGTCGGCAAGGGCGCGATGCCCGGCGACGGCACGGTGCAGGGTGTGAGCGGCGGTCATTGATCGCCCCGTGCGATGGCAGCGGGGTCTAGCGCGCGGATCTCCTCACGCACCCATCGATACGCGACGATGGCGGCAGCGGCCTCTATCCCACGGCGCACCATTTCGACGTCGCGGTCTGTTTGAGGCGACTTGGTCGGCGGGCCGGTGAAGTCGTAGACCACGCTATGCACGGTCATCGCAGCGTCCTCCGTGGGGATGCGGCGTCCATGTGGACGGCCAGCAGGGCAAGGTTGAGACGCGGGCGGGGATCGGGCCGGCGGCCAAACAGGCGGCGCAGGAACGCAATCATGCGGCACCGTGCGGGTCGTACAGTTCAACCTCGCGGGCCGGCAGCTTGCGGACGATCCCGTTGGGGAACGCCATCTCCAGCACCATCACCCCGTGGACGTCTGACACGTAGGTGACCCGCCCGACCCCGAGACGGGACTGGTTTGGCACCCACACGAAATCCCCAATGTCCACATGGGGGAGCGCGGGCGCCGAACCCCGGTAGTGGTCTAGCACGATGACGTTGGTCATTAAATCACCTCACGCGAGGGTGGATTGTGTTGGAACGTGCGTCGGCAAGGGAGCCGGGCGCAGCGTCACTCCAGATGGCCGAAAGCGCATGTCGTCGGCGTCGTACCGTCGCCCCCGGTAGATAGCGGACAGGTCGCCCGGTGCGGGCTTGACCGCGCACGCCTCGACGCACCCTCGATATTCCGCGTTCGCGGCCCGCTTGTTCTGTTCCCGAAGCCACGTTCCGCGCTTCGTGCCGCGCGACGTGTCGCACCCGGCATGACGCAGCGCGTCGGTCACGGTTTCGGACGCATACCCCAGATCGCGAGAAATCTGAGCCACGCTGAGACCGGCGGCGAACAGGGGCACTGCGCGCGCGGCCAGGTCTTCCCGGCGGCGAGCCACGGCGGCGGCGGTGCGCGCCATCAACTCTTCCGCGTTCACAAAAATCTTCAGTTCGCGGCGCTTGCAGCAAACCGCCGTTGCAGTCCGGTGCATAGCTGCGCCGATCTGAGCGTCGGTCATTCCGGCCGCCACCCACCGACGCAGCGCGGCGATGTCGTCCATCAGCCATGCGCGCTTAATGGTGGTTTGGGGTGACATCAGTGAGCCTCCCCGTCGTCCAAAAGGGCGTTAATGTCCCGCTCAATTGCCTCGGGCGGGTCACGCTCCGGCCCGTCGTCGTTTCCGATCAGGCCCGCTTCCGTCATGCGGAGGTGTTCGTCGGACATGCGGCTCATCGCGGACCCCTCTCGGCAAGCACGATATCGTCGGCACGCTCTACAGCCTGATGGTCGTAGTAGCGACGGAAGTCTCCGATCACCTCGGCCTCGATGTCACTAAGGCACCGAAGTTCGTCTTCGATGTCCTCCGTCATCGCGCGGGTCGGAGCGGCGGCCTTGCGGATGGCGGCCTTAAATGCGTCCACCGCGTCGTAGACCTTGCCGATGGCGACGGCCAACTCGTCGCCGTCAAGCTCTTGGATGCGCCGATCCTCGGCCATCATCCGCTTGGATGCGATGGTGAAGGGCATCACGCGCTCTCCTTCGCATCGGTGACGATCCATCCGCGCGCCCGTGCCACGGATTCGACGTAGTCCAGCGCCGCCATCACCTCGCGGCGGTTGTCCTTGCCGCGCCAGTACTCGCCGCCCTCGGCCAACGTTTTGTCCCTGCACCCGACGCGAACGCGGACCACGCCGTCGCGACGCCACCCGACGCACCACCAGCCATCCGGGGTGCCGGCGTCGATCACGTCTTTGGCGTAGGCCAGATTGGCACCGTCCAGATTGGCGCCGACCAGATGGGCGTCGGTCAGATAGGCGCCGGCCAGATCGGCGCGGGCCAGATTGGCGCCGGCCAGATCGGCGCCGGATAGATAGGCGCCCGCCTTTACGGCCAGCTTGACCGCCGCGCCGAGCCTGACACTACTTGTCGCGCCGTCGTATTCCGCCGACAGTTCCGCGCTGAACAGCACGGCGTCGGTAGAGCGGTGGCGGATTTCTTGGGTGGGCATCACGCGCCCTCCCCTGCACGGGAGAGAGCGGCGTCTGCGGCAAGCACTTCGGCCGGCGGCTCGCCACTCCATTGGGTGTGGGTCATAAACGCCGCGCGAAGGGCCTTCAGCGCCTCGAACATCTCCGGGGCGGCGGCGATCAGGCGGGCATCGGCCATCGTCATGATGCCGCTGACCGCCATGTAGCGCCCTGCGCCTGCGCAACCTGTGCCGCCGCCGGCCACAGGCCTGATCCATGCGTGGACGTGACAATCATCCGTTTCAGTCACGTCGCCCACCTGCCAAGGCCCCGGCGTAAAACTCGGCTTGTCCATAGTCACTTTCCCCTTTTTCCTCCCGGAAGGTCCCGCCCGTCGCAGCCGGTTTAAGCGCGACGGGCGGTAGTTGGGCCGGGTGGGACGGGGGAGGGACCGCCTCGGCCATCAGCATCGTGCTGATGGGGGGGACAATAGCGGGCCGTTACGAAATGCGCAATGGGCTTGTTATGAAATTCGTAACGGTGCGGGCACGAATCGGCCTACCTCGGTCCATCCCTCAACCCCAAACGATCGCGGGCATGGGGCTTGACGGGTCGTTATGAATTTCGTAACGTCCGTGGCATGAACGATACCACACCAGCACATCGCGTCGTTTCGGCCTTCGGCGGCATCAAGCCTGTTTGCGAGATCCTCCGGGTTACCCGAGTCCAGGTCTGGCGCTGGAGTCAGCCGAAACCAAAAGGCCACGGCGGGCAGGTCCCTGCCCGTCATCACGAGGCGCTTTTGCAAGCGGCTCGGGAGCGTGGCGCTCCGCTGTCGGCAAGGGACTTGATGCCGTGGCTTTCGGAGGCCGCCTGATGCCGGTCTACTTTATCCAAGCCGGCGACGCCGGCCCGATCAAGATCGGTCACACCAATGACGTTCGGAAGCGTCTGTCGATGATTCAGACGTCGGCGCCGGACCATCTTCGGCTGCTGGCTGTCATGGACGGCGGGGAAGCGGAAGAGCGGGCGTTGCATCGGGAGTTGACCGACTTCCGTCGGGTCGGTGAATGGTTTGATCCGTCTCCTGAAGTGATGGGCGCCGTAAGCCGAGGCCGCCCAGTCAACGAGCGCAGGCATCGTAAGCAAAGGGCCGATACGTCGGTTGACAGGTTCGTGATTGCATTCGGCGGCACGACGGCGACAGCAAGGCTGTTCGGCGTGCTCCCGTCTGCCGTCAGCAACTGGCGGAGGGCGGATCGCTTTCCCGATCGGTTGCAGCTTCGCGTGGTCCGTGAGTGCGAGCGCCGTGGCATTGAGCCGCCCGCGTTCGATCTGCCACCCGAGCGCGAGGCCGCATGACGCGCGCCGCGCCATACAGTTCCGGGGCCGCATCTTCCGGCCGGTCCTGCCCTCCGATCAGAGCACACCAAGCCATCCAGCCGGCTTCGGCCGGTCAATCCGTTGCGGCACCGGGCACACGGTCTGATGCGGCATGGATGGCGAGGAGGGCACATCATCACATGGAGGCGACCCGTGAGGGCGTGGTGGAGAAAGTGGCGGCTCGTCGCGCGGATGCGCCTGCTAAACGCACGCATCAGTCTCGCGATCTGGCTCCTCAAATGGAGGTGATGCGATGACCAAGGAACGCTATCCCGAGCGGAACGCAGAGATCCGGCGGCTACATGCCGAAGGCGTGAGCCAAAGAGAAATTGGGCGCCGGTTGCAAATGCCGCATTCAAATGTGTGGCAAGTGCTGAATCCTCAAAAAGCAAATGAGTCGCTTCGGCGCGCGCATCACAAGCGGTACGGCGTGGACAGCGAATGGACTGAGGCGAAGCGCGCTTACATGCGCGCCTACTACGCCCGCCGCAAGGCTGCTCAGTCAGCAGGGGCAGCGGAATGACCGACGCCCTCGCCCTCTTCCTCGTTCTCATCGTGGGCGCCCTATCGGCCGGTGGCTGCGTCTTCGGAGCCCTGTGGCTGATCTGGCGAACGTCCCGTCCCCGTCGTGAGGACGCCCATCGATACGGGGAGACCGAGTGATGGAGATTACCCAGGAACACATCGCCATAGCCGTGCTGGCGGTCATCGCCGCGGTGGCCGTGGTCGGCATTTTCGCCGGGTTGCTCCGCTGCGTCGAAAGCATCGTTGAGCGTGCCAGCGAAACTGAAAACCCCCGCGACGGGCAATCGCGGGGGTAACCCGGACGTCTGCGGACGTCCACAATCAGCAAAGGACAAGGGATCTATGACACTCGATATCGTTTTTGACAAGACGTTGGGCGAGTTTGTCGCCAAGCAGAAGCTTCCTACCGCTAGCCCGGAGGCTCGGGCGAAGTCGTGGCTCGACCACCAAATCCGCCGCATGGCGACGGACGGCGTGTTCACGGAGACGGTGACGGTCACGCCGGAACTGGCGGAACTGTTGCTCGCCAGGAACCCGGCGAACCGCGCCGTTTATCGGTCCAAGGTTGGAGAGTACGCCGCAGCGATCCTTCGCGGCGATTGGGATCTGAACGGCGAGCCGATCATCATCTCCGACACCGGGGAGCTAAACGACGGGCAGCACCGTCTCAACGCGGTTTTGCTATCGAACACCGCCATTCGCTCGATCTTCGTGTTTGGGGTCACGCGATCCAGCCGAAACACCGTCGATCTTGGCGCGAAGCGCACTGCCGGTGACATCCTCGGGATGAGTGGCGTGCCGGATGCCACGTACGTTGCGGTGATGGTGAAGTTCATCATCAACTACGAGGCTAAGATGCACCTTGGCACGCATCGGACGCCGCAGGAAATCACGGATCGTCTGAGTGCGATGCGATGGGACGACGTGCAGATCAGCATGACGCACGGGCGAGCGACCTACCGCGTGTTCCGGTGGTCAGCCGGTGCTTGGGCGGCCCTCCACTACCTCATGGCGCGCGTTGATCAGGTTGCCGCTGATCGCTTCTTCGTTGAGCTGGCGACGGGGGATGGGGTTGTCGGGAAGCACAACAACGTCGGCGCTCTTCGCGCACGCCTGATCGAGAACTTGGCGGCGAAGGGCAAACTCCCCGTGACGGAGTTGGCCGCCCTCGCGATCAAGTCGTGGAACCATCGCCGCGCTGGCGTCCCGACGAAGGTTCTCCGGTGGATTACCGGAGGGTCGTCGCCCGAACCGTTCCCGCAGGTGCAGTGATGCCCACGATCATCGAGCGCATGGCCGTGGATGCCATTCTTCTCGGGCAACGGAAGCGTGCTCTTGATGAGAGCAAACTTCCTGCCTTGGAAGAGTCGATGCGGTCCCTCGGCCTGCGGACGCCCATCAGCGTCCGCATGGTCCCTGATGCTGTATCGGCAGACGGAGCGGTTCTTTCGGATCAGCCCGCACTTGTCGCGGGCCTGCACCGGCTAGAGGCGGCTAAGCGTCTCGGGTGGGAAATGATCGACGTCGCGGTCATAGACGGCGACGAAATTGATGCCCGCCTTTGGGAGATCGCGGAGAACCTGCACCGCGCAGAACTCTCCCCTGTTGACCGGGCCGAGCATATCGACGAGTGGCGCCGGCTGACGGCGGATAAGGGGCGTCAAGTTGACACCCCTTTGGGCGGCCACCAGCCGCACGACAAGGGCTTCAAGAAGACGGCCGAGACGTTGGGCGTCTCTGAGCCATCCATCCGTCGCGCCGAAAAGATCGCCTCGCTGCCCCAGGACGTCCGCGACCAAGCCCGCGCAGAGGGCTGGACGCAGGACAGGCTGCTCAAGGCCGCCACCCCTGACCGCGCCAAGCTGGCGCAGATCGCCGCCGAGCGTTCCGGGAAGACAGAAAACAAGCAGATCGACCGCGACATCGGTGAGCAGGCCGCCGCCGAGTTCGCGGAGTGGCTGATCGCCCACGGGGCCTTGCCTGTCATCCCCCAGATCGTGACGTGGCTGGAGGCGACGAAGACCAAGGACGTCATCCGTGAACTTCACCGGCAGTCGGCCGGGGTCTCGATCATGGACGCCGCGTGATGACGTTAGAGGACATGGCAATCGACGTGCGCGAGACCATCGCTATGTGGGTCCGCGAGGGCCTGTCCGTGGCCGAGATGTGCGACGCGCTCTCGGTTCCTCCGCCGCTCTGCAGCGAGGATGCCATCGCATACGTCCACCGCGCCTGCGTGCGCCGCTGGCAGGAAATGGAATGCAGGCCGTGAAGAACGTGAAAGCTGCCGCCGAAGGGGTTATCGTGGGCGAAAAGACCATGGACATGTTCAGTGACGCGACGATGGATGGCCCGGCATGAAGCGCACCTTCACGCCCGAGGCGGCAGCCGCGGAAGTCGTTCGGCTCCGCAGGATGGTCCGCGCCGCGCCGCACGGGCTTCGCACGAAGAGGCGCATCAGGCTCGTCGCCGCCGTCGCGCAGCAGCTCCGGGCCGAGGTTAGGCAATCGAAGTTGCGAGGCCGCGCCTGATGGCACGCATCCGGTCCCTTCATCCTGGGTGGTTCACGGACGAGGCATGGGTCTCCGTTTCCGCCCACGCCCGGCTTCTCGGCATCGGTATATGGACGGAGAGCGATGATTGCGGCGCTTTCGAGTGGAAGCCGCTCACGCTCAAGATGCGCCTATTCCCCGCCGATGGCGTCGATATCGGCGCGCTGTTGGCGGAACTGGAGACCGCTGATCTTATCCGAAGGTACGAACACGGGGGCCGTCAGTTCGGCGCGGTTCGGAACTTCATGCGGTTTCAGCGCCCCAAAAAGCCGAAATCCGTCCATTTCATGCCTGTGGAGTTCCGAACCTACGTCGGACAAAACGCTGGCGGTTCTGAACCGGAGCACAATGAACCAGAGGCAGTTACGGAAAAGTCGGAACTTGAAGCCCGTCAACGCACGCCAGTTCCGCCAAAGCCGGAAATTGCTCCGCAGATGGAGGATGGAGGATGGAGGATGGAGGATGAAAAGGTAAAAACAGGCGGCGGCATATCTCTTGACCGCGCGCGACCCGCACCGACGCCGCCTGTTGCCGCCGCCGCCGATTTGATTTTGGCATTTGATGAGGCTTACGAGGACACGATCGGCCAGCCGCGCCGGGGGACCAGCCGGGATCAGGACACCGCCGACGAGTGGGCGGAAGCCGGGTATTCGGCGGATCTAGTCCGCACGGTCGCGAGCGAACAAATCGCGCAGATGTGCCGGGCCGGGAAGCGACCTCCGTCGCACATGGGGATCATCACGACGGATTTGGCATCGGCCCATGCCGCGCAGGTCAAGCGGGACGAGCCTCGGGAACCTGATGACGTGGTGCAATGGCGCGCTCGGGTTTCGGGGTTTCGTGCTAAACGGTTCTGGTCCGCGATGTGGGGAGAGCCGCCGTCCGATCCTCGATGCGCCGCGCCTGTTTCCATCCTCACCGAGTTCGGGTTTCGCCAGCCGCAAACGAAGGAGGACGCATGAACCCCCATCCCGTGACCCGGATCACGATTTTCGGCGTTCCGGTGGGCAAGGGCCGCGCCCGGTCCACGCGCGACGGCCGGCACTACACCCCCGCGAAAACGCGGGCCTATGAGGACCAAGTGCGGATGCTTGCGAAGCTGGCGATGGGCCGCGCGCCGCCGCACGAAGGCCCGGTTGCGCTCACGCTCGGCATTTTCCTCCCGGTCCCGCAATCGTGGGCTCAGTGGAAGCGGGACGCAGCGTTAGCCGGGGCGGTCCTCCCGACCGGGAAGCCGGATGCGGACAACTGCGCGAAGGCGATCATGGACGGCTGCAACGGCCTCGTCTGGTCGGACGATGCGCAGGTCGTCTCGCTCACGGTGACCAAGGCATACGCGACCGATCCCCGTGTCGAGGTTACTGCCGAGCCTCTTCCGTGCCTGTCCGCAAACGTGACGAGGAGGGTCGCCTAATGCCCTACCTCTCCGATCGCGAGCGTATCGAACGCGCACTCCCCGCCCGTCTGGTCTGGCACGTCGCGAAGAGCATTGAGACGCACAGCACATCCCAGATCGGCACCATCGTCGCGGATCTAGAGGCCAGCTTCAACGCCACTCTGGAAAGCGTCTCCGACAAGGACCGCCTCCGTCTCGCCCGCCGGCTCTACCGGGTATGTCAGGTGGTGACCGGGGACCTTGCCGACCGCCCCGTCGCGACTGCGCTGGTAGCGGCGCGGGAACTGGTCGCGCAACTCATCACCGCCGACCTTTGGGATATGGACCCGGCATTTGACCGGGCGTGGGATGCGCTCGCCACTGCGGTCTATGAGGCAGACGGCAACGCGGAACTGCTTGACCGGGTGGACCGGAGCGGCACCCGCTACGGGCGCGCGGCTCTCTCCAGGCTTCAGGGCGAGGGGTATTACCGCCGGGCTGCTATCGGGGTGGCGGCATGACCGGGCGCACCTGGGAAATTCGCTTCATCCGCGAGGGTGGCTTGGTCACTCCCGACGAAGAGTTCTCGTCGTTCGCGGGCGATCACCACGCCGCGCATCGCGTGGGCATGGCGGTGAGGGAAATCGAGTTCACGCCCGAGGAGCGAGCGGAAATCGCCCGCATCGGGGACCAGATCATCCACGATAGCGAAGGTGGAGAGCATGACTAACGCCTTGTGCGCCTTGTCGTTAATCCTCGCCATGGACGTCAGCGGTTCCATGGACGAGCGTGAGTATCAGCTAGTCACTGAGGGCTACGGGGAGGCCCTGCGCGACCCCCGCACCGCCAGCGCCGTCTCCAGCGCCCCGTATGGGCGTATCGCCATCGCGGTCACTCAGTGGGCCAGCGAACAGTCGGTCGTCGTGGCGTGGACGGTGGTCGGGCCGGCGGACCTTCCTGCGCTTGCGGATCGGGTCCAGTCCACGCCCCGGTCTGTCCCGGCGGGGTCCACCAACTTGGACGACGCCATCGTCCACGCCGTCGCGCTGATGGACCAAGCCCCTTGCGGGGATCGGATGGTCATCGACGTGTCCGGGGATGGTGAGCACAACACCGGGGCTTACGGGTCGGGCCGGTTCCTTGCGGATCAGCGGGGGATCACCATCAACGGACTGCCCATCGTGAACGCCGAAAGCCCCGACTTGGCGGAATGGTACGCCGAGCATGTGCAGACGGGGTTCGGGTCGTTCACCCGACCGGCACATGGATACGAGGACGTGGGGCACGCGATGATCAGCAAACTCGGGACAGAGATCGCGGGAACCCTGCCGCAATGGGCAGGCCGATGACCGGCGTCCGCAGCTACCTCGGCAAGTACCAGCCCCAATCGCACATGACCGACGAGGACATCCGCCGCGCCGCTCACAAGGCATGGCACGACCGTGGCATGGTCTGCATCACCGCGCACGACTTGGCCCGCATCCCTGAGATGACGAGGGCGACCATCATCAGCGAGGCTAGTCGCCTCTACGGCAGGAGGGTGAATACGTGAGCGGCCATCCGACGTGCGGGTTCTGCAAACTGGAGATGGGGTACGTCTGCACAGGCGCCTCGGGCTGCGTGTGGGCGGAACTGCGCAAAGCCGAAGAGGCGATGCGACGGGGCGAGCGTGCGCACACGACCCCGGCGACAGAGCCGCATCCCGATCGGGAAAATCAGGCATCTAAGAGCGCCCCAACGGGCCACAATGTCCCGGCCGGGAAAGCGGACGGCGCTGCGTTTGACATGCTCATGCCATCCGAAACGTGGGACCACATCGTACCGCACCCGCTGGTGCCGTATGGCTTCGCGCCGGGTGGCTACTTCTGCCGGTGCTCGGGGTGCGGGCGGGAGTTCAGCGGCGACAAGCGGGCGCATCACTGTCGGGTCTGCGCCGAGCGGCGGCTTCATGATGTGGCTGAGATCCACCGCTTGTGGGGTGAGAACCAGAGGTACATGCGCCTCCATCAAACCCAAGGCGCGAACATCCGGTTCCTGATGAAAGAGCGCGCAGCCCGCGACTTCGCCGTAGCCGATGCAGTGCGGGAGGCGGTGCTTGCGAATATGCGCGCACGATGGCCCGAAGTGACGGACGGCCTGTATCAAGACATTAGCGCCATCGACCTCGCATCCGTCATCGCCATGATCAAAGAGGACGCCCGATGACCCGTCGCCGCATCAACCGCCGGGGCCGACGACCTAATCCCCGCACTGAGGACGGCCGCATGATCCGACCGCCTGCGAACGACGAGGCCGTGATCCCGAAGGAGGCCATCGCCCAACGCGCCCGCATCGTGGGGGAGGCAAATGCCCTCGATCACCGATCCGGCACGGCACTAGGTCAGCTACTTCATGGGGGCTACATCGACGCCCGCCAGCACGACGCGGGCCTTCGGGTCCAGCGGGTGTGGTCCACATGGATGCGCCTAGCCGGCTGCCCGCCCATCGCCCTTGTCGCGCACGTCCAGGGGCAATCGGTGAGCGATGACGACGCCCGCGCGGCGGAAGAGTGGAACCGGGCGAAAGACGATTTCGACGCCATGGCCCGTGTCATCCGCACTCAGGATGCATCCAAGTTGGTGTGGGATGCGGTGGAAATGGTGTGCCTTGGGGCGGTGGATTTCCGCGAGAACCCCGTGATGCTGGATCGGTGGCCGATGTGGGGCAGCAGGTTCCGGGGGGCGTTGGATGATCTGGCGAGACTGTGGAAGATCAGCGCGAAGGATGCGGCGTAAAAATATATGCCAACGGCGCGCTTTCCCCTTGCCAGCAACCCGCCATTGGCGTACTGTCTCTTTAACGAAACGCGCACCACGGAGACACCGATGACCAACATGACCGCCGCCATTTCCGCCCGCATCCTGGCCAACATCGCAGCCGGCATGTCCATGCAGGACGCCATCGACGCGGTGCTGGGCGCCGGGACGTTCGCCAAGATTGCCGGCGACGTGTACGACGCGCTGAGGGGGGAGGCGGCATGATCCCCGCCGACCTCCTCGCATGGCGTAACCGCCTCGGGCTATCCCAGTCCGGGGCGGCGGCGCGTTTGAACACCTCCGTAGACACGTACCAGAACTGGGAACAGGGCCGGCGGCGCATCCCCGGCGTGGTGGAAGTGGCGATGCAAGCCGTGAGCAAAGAGACGGCCTAGTTGCCCCACCCCTTCGAACATGGTACGGTCAAATTGAGAATAGGGATTCGTGGGCGCCGGGGGATACCTTTGGCGCCCTTCGCTTTTCCGGCCCTCGCGCCGCGCCTCTCTCACTCCATCCCCGGAGACGTACATGCGTATCGAGACTGCGGACCAGATCGCCGTAGTGGCGGATACCGATGGCGGGCTGCTGATGCAGTTCGGCCCGACGACGGTCGAGCTGTCCCCGGCCGAGGCCGAGGCGTTCGTGATCGCGCTTTCGGATGCCCTGCCCGACACGGACGGGGACGTCGATTGCGACGCCGACGAGTGCGAGGACTGCGATTGTGAGGTCGAGATCGACGCCGAGACGCTCGGCCTGATCATCATCGACGCCCTCACCCGGAAGTAAGGCGATGGACCGGGTGGTTCTCAAACAGCGCGCCTACGACGGCGCCTATGAGGTCCACGCTTACATCCGCCATCGCAACACCGAAGACCCGTCTCCCGTGTGGACGACGGTCGGGGTATTCGGGCGATCGGACGATGCAGAGAAATGCCGGGCAACCTGGGCCCGCCGAGTGAACGGAGGAAAGCCGAAATGACCCGCTACGTAAACATCAACACCCCCGCCGCGGAGAAGTACGCGGGCAAGCGCACCGTGGAAAGCGCCGCTCGCATGGGCGATGGCTACCGGGGCCGGAAGATCTACGGCTCTCAGTCCGACGCCCGCATGGGAAGCTACGGCGTCTATTCCATGGGATACGAGCCTTCCGACGCCGGCCGTGCTGGAAAGGCCGCCAAGCCGACGCAATCCAGCCGCATCGACATGATGGATGGCGAGAGGGATTATTAAACGAGAAACCCCCGCACTGTGGCGGGGGCGTCTGTCAGGACATTTCGGGGAGGTTGAACGAAATCGCGGCGCAGGCGAGCGCCACGGTTTTGGGAATGACGACGGGCCGGTTGTCAGGCGCACGGCGCTTCCCGGCTTCGTAAAGAACGATGGTTGCGACGGAGACCCCAAGGGCATCGGCCGCTTCCCGGCGTGACAGGCGACGATGCGCCCGCCACGCCTTGAAGGTTTCGGGGGTCATTCGTCGCCTCGCAGACGATAGATCAAAACGCCGCCGCACTCATGCCGGCCCAAACGATCCGCCTCGGACGCCGTCACGTCACACCAGCACTCGATGCAGTTATAACCGTCGGGCACGTTGCCAACGTTGGTTCCACCAGCACGCTCTGGGCGGAGCGAGCCGACCTTGAGTCGGCGCCGGGCGTAGGCGCGCGCTTCCGCCAAGGTGGCGTGGGACGTCTCGTCCCTGTTTCCGTAGCCGTCCGACCCGAAGGTCTCGGTCATGAATTTGCTGACCATTGGTTCCTCCTGCGTTGAATGGGGTCTCTCTACCACCCTAAGCCCCGCCGGATGATCCGGTCGGGGCTGGTGGGGGAGTGGGGTGGGGTCAGTCTTCGCGAACAAGGTGGCTCTGGCGCACCCACACGCGCTGGCCGTTGTCAAACTTGACTTCCACGTAGCCCTTGCTCCAATCCTTGGCATTGGAGACGCGGTGCGCCCACCCGCAGTCGCCATCGACGGTGCTGCGGACCCGGATCGGGGTGCCGGCCTTGTAGGCAGCGCGGACTTCGATAGCGGTCAGGCGGGCCATGGTGTTCTCCGTTGGTGTGGGGCGCTGCCCCGTTGCTGATGAGAGGAATGTAGCGCACTGAGTGCATGTCGTCAACGATGAAATCGCCGCCTCGATAACATTTTGTCTGGCCGGTAGCGTCGCATCGCGTATAATTGCCTCATGACGGGAGCCGAACTGAAGGCGGCCTTGAGCCGCATGGGTATGAGCCAGCGCGCGTTTAGCCGCTTGCTCACCCGATACGCAGTGGGTAGCGAGGTCACGGCGGCGACGGTCAACCGCTGGTGCATGGGCGAACATCCGGTCCCTGGGGCGGTGGCGCTGTCCATCGCGCTGCTGGACCTGATGCGGGATCAGGCCGACCGGCTGGCCGAGTTCATCGGAGACGCCCGATGACGACAGGTCTTCAGCCCTATCACCTCGCGTGGCTGTCGGCGCACCCGAAGCGCACTGAGGCATGGTTGCGCGAGCGCATCGCTGATGGGTTCCAAGTCCACCACCTTGACCACAACCCAGGCAACAACGACCCCGCGAACCTCGTCCTGATCGAAGGCGAGGATCACATGCACGTACACAATCTGGCGGGCGGCACGCAGTTCCGTGGTCTGGTTGAGATGGCGCGCGAGGGCATGGCCAATCCAAATCGCCAGAAACGGAAGGTTCGCAACCCGCACAAAGAGGCTCGCGAAAAAGAGCGGGCTGACTTCAATTTGGGCTGGAAAACATACGGATTGATAGTCAGCAAGCTGGCTACGATTGAAACATTGGAAGCGGAAGACAAAGCGTCTGGTGGCCCTGATCGCGTGCACTTGGCACAGATCTATGCGGCGCAGACCAGAATTCCGTGGCCACCACGAACAATCAACTGGTGAAAGAGGGACGCCACCCGAAAGGGCGCGTCGAGACGGCGATGACCGTAGGACGTCCGACCAAGTACGACCCCGCCTATTGCCAGATGGTCGAGGAGATCATGGGGCAGGGGTACAGCCTCACCGCCTTCGCCGGCCACATCGGCGTGAGCAAAGAGACGGTGTACAACTGGACCCGCGAACATCCTGAGTTTCTTGGCGCGGTATCGCGTGCGAGGCCGAAACGCCTTGCCCAGCTAGAGCGGCAATTGCTCGCGGGTGAGACGGGGCCGAAGGTGACTGCGTTCATGTTCGCCTTGAAGAACGCCGACGCTGACGAGTGGCGCGACAAGCAGTCCGTGGAAAGCACGGTCACCGTCCGCCATGAGGACGCGCTAAAGGCCCTGGGATGACGCCGGAAGAGACGGAGATCCGGCGGAAACTGCGGGACAACTTCCCTCACTACGCTTCCCGGTGCCTCAACATCAGAACCAAGGCTGGCAAGGTCGAGCGGCTTGAACTGAACGCGGCGCAGTTGCTTATCCATGAACGGATTGAGGCGCAGCGGGCCGAAACGGGCAAGGTCCGCGCGATCATCCTGAAGGGCCGGCAACAGGGGTGCAGCACCTATGTCGAGGCGCGGTACTACTGGCGGGTCACGCATCGGTCGGGCGTGCGGGCGTTCATCCTCACTCATGAAGCCGAGGCGACGAACAACCTCTTCGACATGGCGGTTCGCTATCATGAGAACTGCCCCGACCCGGTGCGGCCGAGCACGGGTGCCGCGAACGCCAAGGAACTGATCTTCGACAAGCTGGACAGCGGGTACAAAGTCGGGACGGCGGGCACCAAGGGCGTGGGACGGTCCTCCACGATCCAGTATTTCCATGGCTCGGAGGTCGGCTTTTGGCCCTTCGCCCATGAGCACGCCGCCGGGGTGATGCAGGCCATTCCCGACGCCCCGGATACCGAAGTCATCCTGGAGAGCACGGCCAACGGGGTCGGGAACTTCTACCACGAACAATGGACCAAGGCCGTCGCGGGGGAGAGCGAGTTTATCGCGATCTTCGTGCCGTGGTTCCTGCAACCTGAGTACCGATCGCCGGCCCCGAAGGACATCGTTCTGGACGAGGGCGAGGCGGAACTGGTCGGCGCCTACGGGCTGGATCTAGACCAGATCGCATGGCGCCGGAAGAAGGTCGCGGAACTCGGGTCGGTCGAACTCTTCCGCCAAGAATACCCGTGCTCGCCCGACGAGGCATTCCAGACCTCGATCGAACATGCGGTCGTGCCCATCGAATTGGTGCGGTCGGCCATCAACCGGAACGTCGGGCAGGCGGGCTATCGGCGTGTGTGGGGTCTGGACGTTGCGCGTAGCCTGACGGGGGACCGGACGGCATTGGCGAAGCGGTGGGGCAACACGCTCCTCGAGCCGGTGAAGTGGTGGCGGCTTCCCGACCTGATGCAGATCGCGGGCACGGTCTATCAGGAATACTTGGCGGCCGAAGAGAAGCCCGACGAGATTTGCGTGGACGTGATCGGCTTCGGCGCTGGCGTCGTGGACCGGCTCAACGAGATGGGCCTGCCGGTGACGGGCATCAACGTTGCGGAAAGCCCGAGCGTTGACGGCGCGAAATACATGCGGCTGCGCGACGAACTGTGGTTCAAGGCGCGGGAGTGGTTCGAGGGCCGGGATGTTCGGATGCCCCCGGACGAGGCCCTGATCGGTGAACTGACGGGTGTCAAGTACAAGATCACGTCGTCGGGGAAGCTGCAGGTCGAGGGCAAGGACGAGATGAAGGCGCGGGGCCTACGGTCGCCGGATTTGGCCGACGCATTCAATTTGACCCTATCGGCTTCGGACATGCCGCCTCAAACGACGTCGTACCAGCCCCCATCCTATTGGGACAGCTAACCGGCTATCCATCGGACGCCGGATGACGCCTTCGGGCGATTTCACCAACGGAGAGAGCAATGGGATATGTCGTGGACCCGGCGCGCATGGCGCTGGTGGAGGATGTCGTGCGGCTCCATGCGGAGTTTGGCGCGCTGCTGGACCGGATTGCCGATGCGGTTGACCCGGCGAAGCGCATTCTTGACCCGTGTGAGAGCGCGCGCGGAAAGTTGAACGCCATTCGCGACGCAGCCCTTGGCCTCGCTGTGCATAACGCTGCCCGCCCACATGAGGGAGCGTCCCTTCGCGAGATGATCGAAGCGCACTACACCGCGACGATGACGACGGAGGGCTGACCCATGTTCCCCACGTTTGATGCATGGCGTAGCGCCGTGCGGCACAGCTACGCGCACAAGGTCATCGACAAGGCCAAGAGCCCTGACGAGATTGAGCCTTACATGGCCGAGTTGGACAAAGCCCTTGGTCTCACTGAGGAGCGGTTCAACGCCTTCCGCGACGCCAACATCAAGTACGTGGATGATGCCGCCGAGGCCCGAGCCAAGTTGGAAGATGCGTATCAGAAGATGCGCGGCACTTACCACGGCGACCTCAAGGCCGACGAGCGCAAAGAGTTCAGCAGCATTTACGGCGAAGTCCTTTGTGCTTTTCGCAAGGCGAACCGGGCGCTGGACAGGGCGTTTGACCCTGCGGATGGCGGCATTGATCCCAACGTCGGCCGCCCGTGGTGGCAGAGGTTCCGCTGATGCGCCTCATTCTCGTTCGCCACGCGCGGACCATCCTCCAGGACAAGAAGATCATCGCGGGGTCCAACGTGGACGCGGGCCTGTCCCACCCGGGCAAGCTACAGGCCAAGGCCCTCGGGCCGCTGATCGCGGGCATCCCGGTGTGGTTCGTCTCCCCGATGCAGCGGGCGCAGGAGACGGCGGCCCTTGCGGCGGAAGCGGCGGGTACCAAGCCGAAGATCGTCACCGTGCCAGCCCTGATCGAGCGGGACTATGGCGAGGCCGACGGAAAGACGGTCCCCTGGGTCATGGAACGCTACGGCTATTTCGCCCACGACGATTGGGACACGCAGTTCGACCAGGCCCCCCCGGATGGCGAAACGCTGGCGCAGGTCCGGTTGCGGGTCACGGATTGGTGGCGCGGTCAGGACGTCGAGGAAGCGGTCGTCATCGCCCACAAGCACGTCTTGCGGATGCTTCACCACTCGCTGACGGGTGAGGACTACGAACCCCGCAATGCCGAGCCGATGGAGGTGATCCTGTGACCACGCAGACATGGAAGTTGATCGTCCAGCGCGCCGACCGGGACTGGTCGAAGGGCAGCGTGCGCCCGGTGGCCTACGAGTTTTCCAACGGGCGAGAATTCAATGTGACCGAGCGGCCGGGGCAGGCTTACGGCACGGGGACGGGCACATGAGCGCCGCCCTCGTCCTGTGGCTCGCGCTCGCATACCGTATCCGTGGGCACCGTCCTGATAGCGGGTCCCTGCGCACGGTCATGCACCCGGTCTTCACGCTTCGCCCCCTGTGGGCGGCGTCCGTGTTCGGCGTGGTCTACATGCTGACGGGTGACCTGTGGATCGCGGGTGCCGTGGCCATCGGCGAGTGGATCGGCCTGCACATCCGCCACGCCCCCGGTCAGGACATGGGGACGTGGCGCGGGTCCATCTGGGGTGACGTGCTCTACATGGTCCGCGTCGGCGCAATGCGTGGAGCGATCGTCTTTGCTGCCGTCATCGCCCCGCTCGTCGTCGTGACGCACTTTAATGGCGCAGGGCTGACGTGGTTGGCGGTCGTTTACCCATTTGTGTGGGGCATCCCCGTCCTCTACGCCATCACGCTCCCGCTCTCCTACTTCGTCGGCTGGCGCATCCCCTGGCGGGTGCCGCACATCCTGCGGGGCGGGATTGAGTGGAGTGAGTTCCTCACGGGCGCATCTCGGGCGGTCGTTTTCGTTCTGGTGTTCGGAGCCTGACATGGCGCAGTTCCGCAAGAAGCCGGTCGTGATTGATGCCGTTCAGTTCGACGGTACTTTTGGATCAGTATGGCCGATGATCCGCGAACACCGGGAAATCCAGTGGGAGCCGGATGGCGGGGTCCTGACGATCAAGACCCTAGAGGGCGACATGACTGCTAGTCCTAGCGACTGGATCATCCGCGGGGTGAAGGGCGAGTTCTACCCTTGCAAGCCTGACATCTTCGCAGCGACCTACGAGGCGGTGTGACCATGGCCGTCATCGAAGTCCTCCCCTATGCGAGCATGGAACAGGCGGCGACGCTTGCGGCCGACCAGAAACTCGCCAGCGAGATCGCCCGCGTTCTTCGCAATGCTTATGCTGGGTGGAGTTGGGCAGTTCACGTTGATAGCCGCACGGGCATCGCGACGATCGAGAATTGGGACCTGTCCGAACGCTTTGGCTTCGTCCTGCACATGAACAAGCTGACCGGCGCGCATGAGATCAGGCGCGCGGCGATCCTAGCCGGCGGCGAGTTCCTTGAGCGCCACGGCCTGCCGGCGACCAAGGCCAACGAGGCCGACCGCGCAGAGAAGCAGGCCCGCGCGTGGTTCGCATGATGGAAGAGATCAGCGTCGAGCGCGTGTCGTTCTGGGACGGCGAAACCAACGCCCACGAGACGTATGAATTCGGCTGCATGAACATGCCGGTGGAAAGCGTCATCGCGGCGCTTCAGAAGGTGCAGGCCATTCTGGCGACCAAGGGGCTCACGACAATCGTGGCCGAGCCCACCGGAGACGGTGCCGGACTCACCGTGACCGGCAGCCGCTACAAGACGCCGGCCGAGGCAGAGGCGTTCCGGCAGCGCCAAGCCGACTACAAGGCCGGGCGCGAGCGGTGGCCCAGCCCCGACGCTTCCGACGAACTGAGGGCCACGCGCCGCGCCGCCGTTGCGGCTGAGATCGCCGCTCGCGGCTGAACATCCAAGGTGGTGCCATGCTGAACGACGACGCCGGTTCCAAGATGGAGGACGGGCAGGAGCAGGACGTGCGCTCGCGCGACTGGCTCGCCCTCGCCCGGACCTGTTGGGACCAATCGGAGTCGTTCGTCCAGTCCGAACTGCAGAAGCCGTGGGAAAAGGCGCTTGATCACTTCCACGGACGCCACCCCTCGGGGTCCAAGTACAATTCGGACGACTACCGGGGCCGGTCGCGGCTGTTCCGCCCGAAGACCCGTTCCACGATCCGCAAGGGCGAAGCGGCGTGCGCGGCGGCGTTCTTCTCCACACAGGACGTCACCAACGTCGCGCCCACGGACGACGGCGATCCGATCCAAATCGCGTCGGCCGAGTTGATGCAGCAAATTCTTCAGCACCGGCTCACGAAGACGATCCCGTGGTTCATGACGGTCCAGTCTCAGTTTCAGACCACGAAGACCATGGGGTACTGCGTCAGCCGGCAAGAGTGGCTGTACGAGCGTGTCGAGGAAATGGTTGATCAGCAGGTCATGGACCCGATGACCGGCGCCCCCGTGCTTGATGCCGAGACGGGTGATCCGCTGACGCTACAGGTTCCCAGCGAGCGCATCCGCAAGGACCAGCCGGTCATCCGACCCATCCCGCCGGAGAACTTCCGCTTCCACCAAGGCGCGGACTTCCTCAATCCGGCCGAGGACTCGCCGTTCCTGATCGAGCGGGAGGCGGTTTATGCCGGGGCCTTGAAGGGCGCGGCGGGGTCGAAGGACGGCATTCTCGAATGGCTGGACGTGGACGACGCCACGCTGGCCGAGGCTAAGGTAGACACGACGTCCTCAATCCGCGAGAAGCGGTCGGGATACGACCCGCTAGACCCGGACGGCACGTCGGAAAGCATTGAAGACCACGAACTCGTCTGGCGCCACCGGAATATCATCCGCGACGAGGAAGGGGACGATTGGTTCTTCTTCTCGCTCGGAACCGTGTCGTTGCTCAGTGAGCCCGTGCGCCTTCGGGATTACGCGCCGTGGCTTCGGGATGGTGAGAGGCCGTACGTCATCGGCTACGGGATGCTCGAAGCCTTCACGGCCACGCCGACGAGCCAAGCCACGTTGCTGTCCGACCTTCAGGTTGCGGTCAACGACGTCCAGAACCTGCGGATGGACGGCATTAAGCACTCGCTGCACCCGAAAACGCGCATCAAGGCCGGCGAGCAAATCGACATCAAGGCGGCCACGTCGGGGGCGCCGGGGTCTGCGGTGGTGGTCAAGGACGTCGCCAACTCCATCGCCTACGACCGGCCCCCGGATGTGACGAGCACGGCCTACGCCGAACAGGACCGGCTCAACGTGGACTTCGACGAGGTGGCCGGGGCGTTCAGTCAGGGCACCGTCGCGACCAATCGCCGGATGAACGAGACCGTCGGCGGCATGGCCTTGCTCACAAACGCCGCCAACGCGGTCACCGAGTACGACCTTCGCATCTTCGCGGAAACGTGGGTCGAGCCGGTGCTTCGCCAGCTTGTCCGATTGGAGCAACGGTACGAAAGCGACGAGGTGATCCTGGGCCTTGCGGCCCGCAAGTCGGACATGATCCAGCAATTCCAGCGGCACGGCATCGATCCGGGATTGGACAAGCTGCTTGATCAGGAACTCACGGTCACGGTCAACGTCGGCATCGGCCAGACCGACCCGAACATGCGGCTTCAAAAGTTCCAAGTCGCGATGCAATCCCTGATGCAGATCGGCATGGGGCTGTCTCAGATGACCGGCGGGCCGCAGGTGCTTCAGTCGCCCGCGTTTCAGGCCATCGCGAAAGAGATTTTCGGCGCGGCCGGCTACAAGGATGCGTCAAGATTCCTCGCGTTTCAGGATCAGGGACAGGACCCGACGCAACAGGCCGTCCAGCAAGTCCAGATGCAGGCGCAACAGGCGATCCAACAGCTACAGGCGCAGATGGCCGAGATGCAAAAGGCCATTGAGGACAAGCAGGCCGACCGCCAACTCCGGGCGTGGGAAAAGACGGTGGACGTCCAGGCGTCCATGTCCAAGCAGGAACGCGAACTCGCGGCCCGTCTCGCGATGGAAAAGCAGAAGCTGGCCGTCGACGTCGCGGTCAAGCGCGAGGACCGGGAGGCGAACGCGGCGATAGAGATGGAGAAACTCCGTCGCCAGCAGGAAATCGCCCAGACCGACACGTTGGACGAAGCGGTCATGACGATGCTCCAAGGCGCACTTCAGCCGCCGGCCCCTGTCCGCACCGAACGCCGGGTCATCTGATGTCCGCGAAGTTTGAACGGCTCGTCGCCGCCGCTATGCTCAAGCAGATGGCCGACGAGGGGACGGGGGTCGGCCGCGCTGAGATGGCCGCGCTTCGTCAAGAAGTCGCGGACATGGCGGGCGATCTTGCCGAAGCCATGCAGACGATCCCCGGCTACAGGCAACTGATCGACGGCATCGGGGAGATGAGCCGGGCCGAACTGGCCCAGTTCAAGGAACGGCTGGACGATTTCGCGGAAGACGTGGCGGAAGCCATGGGCCGGCTTCCGTTGAACGGCGACACGGGTCCGATGGGTCCGATGGGGCCTCCCGGTCGTGATGCGGTCGGGCTGCCCGGTCGAGACGGCAGGGACGGCGTGGATGGCCGCGACGGGACCGGCATCACGTCGGCCCGGATGGATGGAGACACGCTTGTCCTCGGGCTGTCCGACGGCACGGAACGCCGCATCGGCCGGGTCCGTGGTGCGGATGGGAAAGACGGCCCCCGTGGTCCCGCCGGTCCCCGTGCGCAGATCGGCGTGACGGTGAGTTCAAGCGCCCCGACGTCGGCTGACGGCGTGGACGGCGATATCTGGTTCCAGGTCTAGTGATGACCGACGGCGCGGGCATCGCGGCTGCCGCCACCGACCTGATTGGCCGCCAGCACTATCATCGCGTCAAGTCCACGCTCATCAGCGACGGGGCCAACGACACGGCCGATTTTAGGGGAACCACAACATGGCACTGAAATTCTCGACAGATCTGCGCAACTCGCGGGCCGATGCGATCTCGACCGCGATCGGCAACGGGGGCATCCTTCGCATCTACGACGGGACGCGACCGGCAAACGTCGGCACGGCGGTAACCACTCAGGTCGTTTTGGCCGAACTGACGGGCGGCAGCCCGTTCGCCCCGGCAGCGTCGAGCGGCGTGCTGACCGCCAACGCGATCACGCAGGACAGCAGCGCCAACGCGACCGGCACGGCCTCGTGGTTCCGCCTCTTTCAGGCGAATGGAACGACAGCCGTAATCGACGGTGACGTAACGGCGACGGGCGGCGGCGGCGACCTCACCCTCAACACCATTTCCATCGCCTCAGGCGGGCCGGTCCAGGTGACCAGCGCGGTGTTCACGGAGGGAGGTGCGTAATGCTTCTCACGCAGCGCGTGGCACTGCCCGACGTGCAGGGCCTGCCGGACTGGCAGGTTGCCGAAGTGCTCAACACCCCCGACGCCACACTGCCGACCGTTCGCGTGGACGTGCCCACCGGGGACGTGCAGGAGGTGCTCCTGACAACCGGGGAGTGGGCCGGGATCGTGCTCGCGGCCGAAAGCGCGAGCACACCAAGCCAAGTTCGCACCTTGGCAATCCTCATGCGCGACACCGTGAGGCAATCCTCGACCATCGGCACATCCCAGCCGACGGTCTACGCCAGTACGGCGGCAGCCCTCGCCGGTCTGGTACAGGCCGGGCTACTGGCGACGCAAACGCGGGATGCGCTCTTGGCGCTGGCCGAGAAACCTCAATCTTGGGCGGCGGCGAACGGCGTCGATGTCACGGCCCGAACGGTCGGTCTCGCACGAGGAGGGATTTAATGGCGGTTGCTAAGTGGGCTGCGCCGAGCGCGCGGTCGGCCAATCTTGCTGGCACGGCGCTGAACAGCCTCGCCAACGGCTCGGCGTCGGCCTTCATCACTTATAACAACGCTACCAACCTCGACCTTTACTCGGCGATTGCCGTCAGGCTCGGGTCGATCAACCCCGCGACGGGAGGCAGCGTGACCTTGCGGGTTTACGCGAGCGACGGGACGGACGTGCCGGATGTGAATGGTGGCGCTTTCGACGCCTACGTTGTGGCGCTGGCGACGGGAAGCAGCGCGAAGGTCGTCACCATCCCCATGGTGCGGCTGTACCCGTTCTCGCTGCGCTTCCAGATCGTGAACGGCGCGGGCGTGTCGTTCGCCGCCAGCGGCAATGAACTCTACGTCACGCCCTATAACGAGGATGTGACCTAATATGCCACGCGGCGTTAGTCTCCTCGACGAAGCCCGCTTGCAGCAGCGGCTCTGGACGCCCGCTCTGCTGCGGCCGGCTTTGTGGATGGATGCTGCCGACCAGTCCACGATCACGACTGCCACGGGCATCAGCGAGTGGCGAGATAAAAGCGGCAACGGGCGGCATTTCACCCAATCAGTCGCGGCGAGGCAGCCAGGGTATAACACAACCGGCATCAACGGTCTGGGCACCATCGCTTTTGACGGCAGCGTCAAAGCGCTGCAACGCACGCCCGAGGCGTGGGCGTTTCAATATCCAGTCACGTCCTTTATTGTATTCAGGGCGACGGCATTCAACGGTAGCTATAACTCGCTTTTTGAGTTTTACACCGTAAGCGGTCAAGCAACTGCCGGATGGAGTGACCTCATCGGCCCTGCATCGCGTTCTGCGATTTATGCAACAAACACCGTCGGAACACAGAACTTTTATGACGGCACCGGTTTGTTGACTTACATCGCAAATAGAACCTACATTTTTACAGGCATACATCAAAACAACTCGCTAGTTGGGCTGCGAAACGGAAACGCAGACGGTAGCAACTCCGGCTCCTATACGTTGCGGACGAACTTAGGAACTTCGCCGCTGTACATAGGCTCATCGCCTTTGTTCAGTCGGTACACGAACTGGCAAATTGGAGAGGTAATCATCACAAATAATGCGGCGCTATCCGTACCGGATCGTTTGAAAATTGAGGGATATCTTGCGTGGAAGTGGGGCGTCGCCGGGGACGTGGTGACGAGCAGTCAGTTTTTAAGCCGCCCGCCCCTGATCGGAGACTAACATGCCGCTCCGCATCCGCGTTCCTGCGATCGGTGCGGCGGCGTCTGGCGTAACAGGCGCGATCGCCGCGACGGCGCCCGTCGCCACCCTAGTCGCATCTGGCGAGCGGGGCGTAACAGGCACCATCGCGGCCACTGCACCCGCAGCGACACTCGCCGCCTCTGGCACGCATACAGCGCCGAGTGTCACCGGAACCATCGAGGCCACTGCGCCCGCAGCGACGGCTTCGGCAAGCGGCGCGCATGGCGTCGCGGGTGCAATCAACGCAGCGGCCCCAGTCGCCACGCTGGCGGCGACCGGTGCGAGTGGCGCGGCTGGCACCATCGCCGCATCCGCCCCCGCCCCCACGTTGGTCGCATCCGGCGTCATCACACCGGCAGCAGTCACCGGCACCATCGCCGCGACGGCACCCGTCGCCACTTTGGTCGCTACCGGCGGCGCGGTGCGGCAGATCTACGTCAAGCGCAACGGGGCGTGGACGTCCACCCTCACGCCGAGGGTGAAGAACAACGGCGCATGGTCTACACCATCGGCCGTATGGTATCGCACGAACGGCACTTGGACGAAGGTGTGGGGTAACTGATGAGCATCGCCGCCCTTATCCTCGCCATGCAAGCCGCCCGACAGGGGAGGCAGGGCCAACAGGCCGATACCGAGGCCCTACAGCGGCTTATTGACCAAGTGTCTACTCTTGCCGACAAGCCTGGCAGGGACGGCCGAGACGGCCCCCCCGGTCGCGATGGCGTGGGGGTGGAGCGGGCCACCGTCCGTGATGGAAGGTTGATCCTCACCCGCACGACCGGAGACGACATTGACGTTGGGCCTGTCATCGGGCCAATCGGGCCGAAGGGTGGCAAGGGTGATCCTGGGGAGAGCGTCATCGGCCCTCCCGGACCCGCCGGAAGAGATGGTCGAGACGGCGAGGATGGCGTCGGCATCGCCAGCGTCGAGCGGGTCAAGGACAACATCGTCGTTACCCTAGACGATGGCCGCGCGGTCGATCTGGGGAGTTTCCGGGGACCACAAGGGCCGTCCGGACCTCGCGGTCCTGCGGGGACTGCGGGGCCTCCGGGCACGGGTGGCGGTGCGTCGGGCGCCATTACGTCGTCCGGGTTGACGATGACGACAGCGCATCGAATGCTCGGCGGGAGAACGGCCGGCGGTGCGGTTGAGGAATTCCAAGCTCCTTATCTTGCCGTTCTCGCGACGCGCGCAACGGCCGGGTCAAGCGTGTTCCCGAACGGAACTGATACCGTGTGCCCGTGGGACAACATTGTTTACAATCCCTACAGTTGGACAGTAAACTCCTCATCAAACTTTGTTATTCCGTCAGGTGTCACAAGGGTTCGCTGCACTGCGACGGTAATTCTTGACGCTGCATTTGGCGAGTCAGGCGCTACATATGTGGCAATTAGGCAGTTTAATAGTAGCAATGTATTTCAAAATACCGGCTTCTTCCCAGGCGCTACCGGCCTAGGGTTTGTCGCATTCCCGACGGCAACGTGTATTTTTGATGTTGTCGCGGGGGACTATGTAAGGGTGGCGCTACAACAGCAATCAGGATCTGCACGGGTCTACAACACAGCTGGCTTTGGGGCAGCGGGGCGTGCAAGTTCTCTTGCGATTGAGGTGATCGGATGACCGCCAGCGTTTTGGTCCTCGGGGATTGGGATCTTCCGTCCATCGCGGCTGCAAGCGGCGCCGCCCCGTCAACTCCGCTATCACCGACGTTCTGGTTCGCGTCGGGCGACGACGGCACTGGCGCAGGAACACTTTACGTCGCGGGCGTGACCCAGCATTCCCTCGACGCGGCCCTCGCCGCATGGCTGGGGGCAAATCCTCAGTGAACATCTACGACACCGACCAAGGCCGGTTCGCCGTCCTGCCCGACCCGTTCTTCGACGTACTTCTCGGCAAGCATCGGGAGTATTGCCCGCACCTGCTGGCGTTCCTCCGCACGATCATCCGGAAAGGGGATATCGTGGCACGGTCCTTCACTGATGCATCTCGAAGCTGGAGATAGACGTCCGCGACCTGGGGGAGCAACCGGGCATCATAACCGACTGCTCTCGCGCCCGATTTGGTGCGGTAAAAGATCGGATTGGTCGACTGGGCCAAGTCCTCGGAAATAAAGGGTTTTAGGGCGTCCGCTTGCAAAAAAAACGGCAGTTGGTCGACGGTCGTCAGAACGCCAGTTCCAGCCTTTGGCGACCTGCTACGGCCCAGTGCCCGAAGGAATGCCAGAAAGCGGCTTAGTTGCCGCAAGGCTTCGAACATGGTACGGTGAAATTGAGAATGGCCCCTGTCTTCGGATAGGGCCTTTTTTGTTTGAGGCTCCGTATGGCGAAAAGCCCCGCTTGGCAGCGTAGCGCCGGGAAGTCCAAGAGCGGGGGGATCAACGAGGCGGGCCGGCCTTATCCGACGCTCGTCGATAATATGCGGGCGGCGAAAAAGTGACCCGCACGGATTATCGCAAGGGCGGCAAGGTCAAGGGGCCGGGCACGGGGACGAGCGACAGCGTCCCCGCGAGGTTGTCGAAGGGTGAGTTCGTCACGACGGCGAAAGCCACTCGCGAGATCGGCGCCGCGAAGCTCCAGCGCCAGATGAAGGCGGCCGAGCGCCGCGCCAACACGAAAGGATCAAAGCGATGATGGCTTGTGCATCTTGTCCGAACCCGGCCGCTTGCAAGAAGGCTGGCGGGTGCATGAAGAAGGCCGCCGGTTACAAGAAGGGTGGCATGGTGAAGAAGCCGGTTAAGGGCGGCAAGAAGTAAGCATGTCTGCCGCGATCCAAGAGCGCATGGCCCGAGCGCACCTCGGGATCGAGATGGAGGTGTTCCGCGAGAGCACCGCCTACAAGCATCTCGTAGCGTGTGCGGAACAGCGGTATCAAGGGGCCGTGGCGGAACTGATCGACGCGGACCCCACGGACGTCGGGATCATCGCACGGGCGCAGGCGGATGCGCGGGTGTTCCTCGAAATGCGGCAGTGGATTGAGACGGCGATCCAGGGCGGTCAACTGGCGGCCGGCGAACTTCGGGCGCAGGACTACGCGGAATGAACCCCCACATCGCCGCTCACCGCCGGGCACTAGACGAACTTGACGCCGTGATCCCGTCCGTTGAAGCCCTTGCCGCTGATTGCATCGCGAGCATCAAGGCGGGCGGCAAGATCCTGCTGTTCGGGAACGGCGGTAGCGCGGCGGATGCCCAGCACTGGGCGGCGGAACTGACGGGCCGCTACAAGCGGGAACGCCGCGCGCTGCCCGCCATCGCGCTCACCACGGACACGTCGGCACTGACGGCGATCGGGAACGACTACGGGTTCGGGGATGTGTTCGCGCGACAGGTCCGGGCGCTGGCCCGTGACGGGGACGTGCTGATCGGTATTTCCACGTCGGGCACCTCCCCGAACGTCGTGGATGCCATCAAGGCGAACGCCGGCCGGGCGTGCATCCACGCGATGATCACCGGGCCGACCGCTCCGGGCATGTCTCTGTTGGACCACGCCATCCGCGCCCCCGGCGACAGCACCGCCACCATCCAAGAAATGCACGCGATCATCGGACACATCCTATGTGGGATGATTGAAGACGCCTTTGCGGAGTGACCAATGGGACCAGGGACGGGCAGAAGCGGCGGGCCTCGCGCCACGCCGGCCGATACGCTGCGCGCTCTGGCGGGGGACATTTCGGATTACCTCGCATCGCGTGGGGAGTTGTTGCAGGGGATCGCCGCTGATCCTGCCTATGCGCCCCGTGCGGCGTCGGGTCGTGAGGCACTTGCCCAGATCATCAACCGCACCCCGGAAGAGGGTCGCGCGCGGTTTGATGAAGTGTTCGCCAACCCCTTCATGGGGGCGATGCCGGTTGCGGGCATCTTCGCGGGCATGGGGGCGAAGACCGCCGACCTCGCGAAGCTACGGGTGGCCGAGGACATGGCGGGCAAGGGAGCCGAGCCGGAAGCCATCCGTGCAGCGACGGGGTGGTTCCAAGGGCCGGATCAGAAGTGGCGGTTTGAGATACCGGACAACGAGGCTTTCCTAGAGACGCCGCGTGGCGCCCCACCGGGATACGAGGCCCTACAGCACCCGGACGTGCAGGATGCCTATCCCGACTTGTGGGCGCAGCTACAGCAGTCCATCCGTCCGGGTCCGCAACGGGGGAAGTTCTACCCCGACACGAAGACCATCGTTGCGGAAGGCCCGACGCAGGACGTGCGCCGGTCAACGGCGCTTCACGAAATCCAGCACGCCGTACAGCAGCGCGAGGGGTTCGCGCCCGGCGCGAGCGTGGGCGGCATTGAAGCCGGGATGGACAATGCCCGGCGCCGGGTTGAGGAAACCACGCAGGCTCTCAACAGAAGCCCTGCAATGCAGCGGTTCCGCGACGATTTCGCATCGAAGTTCGGCCAGCCGTATCCCTACCCCCTGACGGACGCGGGGATGGATGAGGCGGTTGCGAAAATGCTCGGCAACCGTTTCGGGGTGCCATCGGAAGAGGTTTCAGCGTTTCTCGCGTCCCATCCGATGCTGCAATCGCTCCGTCAGGATTTGACCGATGCGACGGCTGGCGCCCGACAGGTGCCGGGGTATGGCACGGGCGCTTACAACGCCTATCGGAATGTGTCCGGCGAGGTAGAAGCCCGCGACGTCCAGTCCCGCGCCGACTTCACGCCTGAGCAGCGAGCGGCAACGACCCCTTACTCCTCCCAGGGCATCGCACCGGATGACATGATCGTCCTGCCGCGAAGCGGGGGCGTGCAGGCGAGCGTCCGTGGCGTCACCATCCCGCCGGATGATCTGGCGCGGCTTCGCGGAATGACCGAGGACGAGTACGTCGCAGCGATCAACCCGGACGGAAAGCGCATCCCGGATCGGCCATTCGGCCCGCAACGCCCGGAGCCAATCCGGGAACTGATGGTCGGCCTTGGGGAGCCCCCGCGTCTGGTCCGGACTGACACCTTGGCTGACGGCAGCAAGGTCAAGATCGTTGCGGTCACCCGGTACGGGAAGCCAACCGGGGAGTATTGGGCGGTCCAGGGAAAGAACGTCATCGGCCAAGCCGCGCCGACCGGCGACGGAACGGCGTTGATGGTCGCGGACGAGTTTCAAGGAAAGGGCATCGGCACGCTGTTGTCGTCCGTCGCTCGGGCTGCCGACCCATTTGCCCCGTCAGGCGGCCTGTCCGCTGGGGGAGAGGCGACGGCGCGCAAGGCATTCCAAAACATCGTGGCGCCAGAGGATCGGTGACCGCGACGAGTTCCTGACTTCGGTCGGGATGCCCTTCTAAGCGGCCTTGGGCAAGCCGCCGAGCAGCGTCGTGAGACGCCGCACTTCCCACTAGACGGAGCCTTACCCTTGTCTGATGACGCCACCCTTTCGGGCGCGTCGGTAGTCTTCAATGCCGATGCCCCGCCGCAGATCGACCTTAACGCGGACAACGAGCCGCCGGTCGTAGACGAGCGCCCCGAACTCACGGGCCGCGATGCCGTCGAAGAGGCCGCCGCACGGAAAGCCCGAGACGCGCAGGCCCGGAAGATCCGGGAAGCGCAGGGACAGCCCGAGCCGTCGAACGACGACGACGACGGGGACGACGACAACACGCCCCCGTCCGCACCGGGACAGGCGTCGGATGTTCCTGGGGAGCCCCAGCAGCCCCGCGACCGGGAGGGCAAGTTCGCCGCGAAGAACGTGGCCGACGACACGAAGATCCGCGTCAAGGTCAACGGCGAGGAGCGCGAAGTCACCGTCGAGGAACTTCGGCGCAACTACCAGATCGAATCGGCCGCCCGGCAGCGGATGCAGCACGCATCCGAAATGCAGCGGCAAGCGGCGGCGATGCTAGAGACGGCCCGACAGGAAGCCGGTCGCATCGCCAACGCGAACCAGAACGCCCCCGGCGGCGCCCCCGCGCAGGCCGAAACGGGCAACGATGACGTGGACAAGCTGGCGGAGGCACTCGCCTACGGCAGCAAGGACACGATCAAGGAAGCCTTGGCAAAGGCACTGAAGGGCCAGAGCGGTACGCAGCAGGCACCCGCTCTCACCCCCGACGTCGTACAGGCCGAGGTGGACAAGCGGGTGCGTGCTTGGCAGATCGCATCCGAGGCACGAAACGACCTACAGACTTTTGCTGACCGTCATCCCGACGTCGCCAAGGACGAGGACCTACAGACCGTCGTCGCGCAGCGTGCCCAGCGCATGATGCTCGAAGACTTGGAGACTGTAGGCGCCGACCCCCGCGTACTGGCATCCCTGACGCCCGCCCAGATCGGTTTTTACCACCGTGAGGCGGTACGTCTCGGCTATGCGCGGCCGACCATGACGATCTTCGACACGGCAGCGAAAGAAACGAAGGCGAAGTTCGCGCCGCCGGCTCAGGCCGCTCTTCAGTCCCGCAAGGATGCGAAGGCGAACCTGTCCAAGCCTACTCATGCCGCATCCATCCGGGCGCCTGCACCCCAGCCGCCCAAGCCGAAGACCCCCGCGGACATCATCGCTGAAGAGCGTGCGTCCCGTGGACTTCGCTTCGCCTGAGAAACTCGCGCAGTGATGCGCCGGTAGAAGGAATACGAACATGCCTGCTGGTCAGGTTTGGTCCACGAACTCGCTTGGCGGGTTCCTCTATGCCGACGAACTGTCGGACGTCCTGCGCACCGAGGTGCGTTCCACCAACAAGTTCCGCCAGCTTTGCGATGCCCAGGACTTCAGCGACAAGGGCCTCCACCACGGCCAGACCGTGACGTGGAACGTCTACTCGAAGCTGGACGGCACCGCGACGACGCTGGCGGAAACGACGGCGATGCCTGAGACGAACTTCCGCGTCACTCAGGGCACGGCGACCGTGTTGGAGTGGGGCCGGGCCGTTCCGTTCACCTCGCTTGTCGATTATTTCGCCAAGCATTCGGTGAACGAGGTCACCCGCAACGTCCTCGCCCGCGACTGCCGCGAGACGCTGGACCGCGCCGCGTTTGCCGAGTTCAACAAGACGGCGCTCCGTTACGTGGGCACGGCGACGGCTGCGGCCGGCGTTCTGACCACGAACGGCACGGCGACCGCCACCAACTCGTCGGCGCTCAACAAGTACCACGTCCGCGCCATCGTGGACACGATGAAGGAACGGAACATCCCCGCATATTCCGGGGACGACTACATGGCGATCGGCCGCCCCACTGGCTACCGCGTCCTGCGGAACGAGCTGGAGACGGTGAGCCAGTACGTCGAAAGCGGGTACGCGAAGATCCTGCGCGGCGAGATCGGTCGCTTCGAGGGCTGCCGCTTCATCGAGCAGACCAACATCCCGCGTGGTCGTGCCGCGTCGGGTGCGACCACGATCCCGGACGGCGTGGTGTGGTCTTCGAGCCAGGCCGATTGGTGCTTCTTCATGGGCGCCGACACGGTGGCCGAGGTCATTTCGGTTCCGCCCGAGGTTCGTGGCAAGATCCCGTCCGACTACGGCCGGTCGCTTGGCATGGCTTGGTATGCGCTCGAAGGGTTTGGCATCATCTACTCTTCGGGCAACGATCCGGCCGCCACGAACGCCCGCATCATCAAATGGGACTCCGCCGCCTGATACCACGGCGGCCGAACGGGGCATGGTCTGACGACTGCGCCCCGTCTTTTTTCAACTGCCGTGGATAAGGAGCTAAAGCCATGGCTTACAGTGTATCGTATGATCACCCCACCTACGCGGGCCGAACGCTGGTCCAGGGTGGGTCTTCGGCGGCCGGCACGCTCGCCGTCTCCGCTTCGATCCTGCACCCGGCGGCGCAGGACCTTTGGAACGTCGCCTATCAGGTCACGGCGGCCGGCACGGGCACGGGCGCTCTTGCCCGCGTCATCAACGTGTCGGGCACGACCACGACCACGCTGGCGACCATGACGGCCGGCACTTCGGCCATCGGGTCGGTCGTTCGCGCGCGCGTAATCAGCACGGCGACGACGTTCTCCACCCCCATCGCGATCGCGGCGGCGGACTCGTTCACCTACGTCACCAACGTGGCCGATGCCACGCTGGCGGGCCGGGTGGCCTACGAGGTCTCGATCGACGCCGAAGCCCTGCTTACCTAAGAAGGAGTGACGCGACATGGCGATCATGCGCGGGAACAACATGGTCTCGGCCAAGGTGGTCACGGACAACCTGCCTCGGGACATCGAGTCGAAGGACATGGGCAAGGTCGCGAAGACCGATGCCCTGACCCCGAACAACACCGGCATTGCCGACAAGTTCAATTACGGCGGCAAGTCGGGCCGGTAATCGATCACACCCAACTCAGGCCCCCGCTGGAAACGGCGGGGGATTTTTTTCGTTGCGGCCATCCTTCGGGACGCCGCCTGACCCGTGAGGGAACATGGTCTGGAAACCCGGCATCGATTATTCGTGGCGTGAGCACACCCGTATCTGGCACCTCGCCGTCCCGTTCACGAAGGGACGGGTGTTGGACATCGGCGGGGGGATGCATCGGATCTTCGAGCACTGGACGTATTTGAACAGCGACAAGGCCCACGCCGGGCAGCGGGTGGCTGACATCCGCGCTGACGGTGGCGACCTGTCGATGTTCGCGGATCGGTCGTGGGATGCGGTGTTCTCGTCGCACACCTTGGAACACATCAAGGATCACGTCGGCGCGCTTGTGGAATGGTCCCGCATCGTCAAGGACGGCGGGCATATCTGCCTATACCTGCCCCACAAGGACCTTTACCCGAACATCGGGCAGCCGGGGGCCAATCCTGATCACGTCCACGACTTCCGGCCTGAAGACATCCTTGAAGCGATGGAGGAGGTCACCAAGCGAACCGGGCGGGGCTGGGAATGCCTTGAATGCGAGGTTCGCCCGCAGGACGAAGAATACTGCTTCTGGATGGTCTTCCGGCTTCGGGCCGATGCGACCACCGAATTCAAGCCGTGGAAGAAGCCCGATAAGTCCGTGATGGTCATCCGGCTCGGGGCCTTCGGGGACCAGATCCAAGCGGCGTCGGTCCTGCCCCACCTGAAGGCGCAGGGCTACCACGTCACCTATATGAGCGCCAATCCCGGTGTGCAGGCGGTCACCCACGACCCGCACATTGACGACTTCATCATCGTGGATAAGGACCAAATCCCGAACCCGCTCCTGGGTGAGTATTTCGACCGGATGGAGAGGGAGCGGTTCGACCGGGTGGTGAACTTGTGCGAGAGCATCGAAGGGGCGATCCTGCAGCTTCCGGGGCGGGTCGGGGACAGCTACCCCCATGAGGTTCGACGGAAGATTTACGACGTCAACTATCTGGAGCGGACCCACGATATCGCCGGGGTGCCGCACGAATTCCATGCCCGGTTCTACGCGACGGATCATGAGATGGCGCAGACGCAGCGCCAGCTCCTTGACAAGATCAAAGAGCCGGTGAAAGTCCTATGGGTCATTGCGGGGTCGTCGCCTCACAAGCTGTATCCGTGGCAACCGCAGGCCATCGTCCAGTTGCTACAGGAGCGGGACGACGTGCATATCATCCTCGCGGGGGATGAGCGGTGCCAGGATGTCGAGCAACTGATTGAGGACGCGGCGATCGGCTATTTCGGCACGGCGAGCCGGATCACGCGCACGTCGGGCAACTGGCCGATCCGGGCGACCATGACCCTCGCCAAGATGGTTGACGTGGTTGTCGGGCCTGAGACGGGCGTGCTGAATGCGGTGTGTCTGGAGGAGCGGCCGGCGAAGGTGGTGTTGCTTTCGCACTCTTCCGCGAACGCCTTGACCCGCCATTGGGTCAACACGATCCCGATCCAAGCGCCGGCCGGGTCCACCCCATGTCACCCTTGTTTTAGGCTTCAATACGATTTCAGCCGATGCGTGAAGGACCCCAAAAGCGGTTCCGCCGCTTGTCAGGCGATGATCAACCCGAAGGACGTGGCGGAAGCGGTGGCGACGGGCATTAACCTGCCGGACGCCAATGAGACCGGGGCGACGATCTTGGGGGCGAACCTTGACCCATCCGGCTTGACCGTGGGCACCGTAGCGCCCGCCAAGCCGCTCACCGAAGCGGAGGGTGGCCTTCGGGTGGTGGTGTCCGATGCTTCCTGACGATATCCGCCCCATCGTCGTCGTCGGGGATGTGATGCTTGACGTCACGATCCACGGCGAGGTCACGCGCATCTCTCCCGAGGCCCCGGTGCCGGTGGTGAAGCGGCAGCGGGTGGAAGAGGTGCTTGGCGGGGCGGGGAACGTGGCTGCGAACATCGCGGCCATGGGCGCCCCGGTGAAACTCATTTCGGTCGTGGGGGATGACGACGCCGCGCACCGGATGCGTCAGGCGTGCTACACGGCGGGGGTGGGGTGCTATCTGCATCCCGACCGCGCACGTCCCACGACGAGCAAAACGCGCATCGTGTCGAGCGGGCATCAGATGATCCGCATGGACGATGAGAGCACGGCCCCCATCAGCCGGGACGTCGAAGAGAAGATCATCAGTCAGGTGACCCACGCGCTCGAAGGCGCGGCGGTGCTGGTCATTTCCGACTATGCGAAGGGCGTCCTCACGGAACGGGTGTTGCAGGAGATCATCACGGCGGCGACCGAGAAGGTGCTTGTCGTGGTGGACCCGAAGCACACGAACTGGTCCCGGTACGAAGGGGCCGACGTCATCAAGCCGAACGCCGGGGAGATGGCGGCGGCGGCGGGGAAGCCTACGGGGACGGATTGCGAGGTGGAGGCATCGGGCTATTGGATGCTCGCCGGCTACTCGGTCGGGGTGATCGTCTGCACCCGTGCGGAAGATGGGGCGACGCTCATTCGGGACGGCGTGGATGCCCTCCACGTCCGGGGAGAGCGGCGGAAGGTCCGCGATGTCCAGGGTGCCGGGGATACCGCCCTTGCGGGGCTTGCGGTTGCCCTCGCTGCGGGGCTCGATCTTGAAGCCGCGACGGAACTGGCGGTCCATGCGTCGGGCCTTGCGGTGGAGCGACCGGGGACGGCGGTGGTGGGGCGCTATGACCTGTTCACGACGAAGGAAGTCGTCGGCGTGGCGAACGGGTGCTTTGACCTGTTTCATCCGGGCCACCTGCACTTGATCCGGGCGGCCCAAGAGGAATGCGACCGGCTCGTCGTACTGGTCAATTCGGACGAAAGCGTGCGGGCGTTGAAGGGTGACGGGCGTCCGGTGTGGAACGAACTGGTCCGATCCGAGATGGTCCGGGCGCACCTCCGTCCGGGCGACGACGTGGTGGTATTCCGGTCGGAGCAAGAGTTGGCGTCGCTGATTGAAAGGCTCTCCCCCGATGTGTTGGTGAAGGGCGGGGAGTACCGGGGGAATCCGGTCGTGGGATCGGAGTTCGCGGGGCGTTTGTGTTTCGTGCCTCGGCTTGGGGACCATTCGACCACGGCGCTGGTGGACAAAATCGCCCGCGCGGCGTAGACTGAAATTGAGAATTCGACGTTCTGCCCGAGGCGCCACAGCGGCGCCTCTTTTCGTTTGTGGAGGGTGCCATGGGGCCAGGGACCGGCAGGAGTTCCGCGCCGACCCTGACGCCGGCCGACACGCTCGCGGACCTGATGGGCGCGGGCCGGGCCGCGCTTGGGTGGGCGCAGGACAACCCCTTGGACGCGGCGGCGCTTGCGGTGTCGCCGGTTCCGGTGGTGGGGGACATCGCCGGCATCGCGAACGACGTGCGGCACTACGTCAACGAGCCTGAGACGCGGACGGTCAGCAACGCGCTGATGTCGCTCATGGGGCTGTTGCCGTTCGTGCCCAGTATGGCGGGGGCGATCGGGCGGGCGGGCGGGTCTTTTGAACTGGACTACTTCGGCCAGCCGATCCGCATCCTCCAAAACCCATCCACGCAGCAACAGGTCGGGTTTCTGAACCGGACGAAGTACAAGGCGGCGCGTCGGATCGTGGACCCTGAGACGGGCGACACGTACTTGTGGGACGCGAACGACCCCGCACTCCATGCCATGGTGGCCGAGCAGCTTGGCATCAAGCCGGGCGGCAAGACCATCATGGACATGATCGGCTTGGATTAGTCGTCGGTGATGATGTCTCCCGCGCCGGGGGGGCGGTCGTAAGGAACCTTGAGGTGCGCGGCCCCTTCGGCGTGGGTCGCCTGCTCGGCAGGCCAGTACCAGTGGTCGCCGTTCCGAGGGTCGGTGATCCGGCGGGCTGCTTTGTATTTCGACGCGGCGATGATGCCGCGCACGTCGGCGTCACTCGGGTTTCGGGTCGGATTGAACATCGGCGTCCTCGCAAAGAGTTGCCGCCAGCGCACGAACTGCGCTGACGGCCTGATCGGTGTCGGGCACCCACACGCGGATTTCACGAAGCCCGCGCTTTCGCTTGCGGGCCTCGGTGGCGCGGACGTACTTGGCGGTGGTCACGGGACAGTCACGCCGTCCCGGCCGCAGCCGGGGCCGTAGATGATGGCGGGGTGGGCGGCGCGGTTTTCCAGCTTGTACAGGATGTTGAGCGCCCGCTTTTCGGCGGCCTCATAGGTCGGCCAGAAACGGCGGTAGCGGACGGACACGTTGCCCCAGAACGTCAGTTCAAACTTGCCGGTGGTCATGGTCATCTCCATCCCCGCGAGCGCGGGGAACAAGGGGTGGTCAGATGCCGCTCGCCATGGACGGCTGCGCCGCATCGCGGTCGTGCATGTCGAACGCGCCGACGTCGGAGTTCCACGAAAACTGGACGCCGCAGCCGCCGTTCGCGAGGATGTGGGCAATGAGGGCGTCGGTCGCGGGGCCGTAGTTCCACGTCCGGTCGCCGCGGGTGCGGCCGAACTGGACCTCGTATGCGGTGTTGCGGGCGTCGTCGATCTCGTCCGGGTTGTTGAGCCACTGCGTCGCGTCGGTGAACATTTCCGACACGGTGGCCCCGGTGCCGTAAACGGCGCCGTCGTCGGTGTTATAGAGGATGAAGCCGGGCATTGGTGCCTCCTTGGTTGCTGACAAGAGAACCTTACGCCGTAACGTCGGCCCGGTCAACGAAAATCTTACGCCGTAACGAAATTTGGAGGGTGCCATGGCGGTCAGCTACAGCGGACTGACGGGCACGCGAGGTAGCGCGGGAGCCATTCAAACCTGGGTGAACCAGTCCGTCCCCGCCGACGAAATCCTAGACGACGCGCAGGCCCACATCTTCCGGCGCCTTCGGGTGCGGGAGATGATTGCCACGTCCACGGGCACCATCACGGCGTCGGCCACGGCGGTCGATCTGCCGGTGCGGTATCTGTCGAACAAGCGCCTTCGGATGGTGTCCCCGGACACGCATGAGATCCAGCCTCGGCTTGTCGAAGACTTGGACGACTTCCGGGTCTACGACGGGGCGGGCGGGGTGTCGAGCGGAACCCCGATGATGTTCGCGGAACAGGGAACGTCGGCTGAATTGGATGTGATGGCGGATCAGGCTTATGTCTACCGATGGACGTACTTCCAAGAGCCGGCCCGGCTTTCCACGGCGACGGAAACCAACTGGCTCACCACGAAGGCCCCCCGGTTGCTTCGGGCGGCGTGTCTGGCCTTTGCCAACGAGTACATGAAGGACCAAGCCGAAAAGTCCCACTGGCTCGCGGTGGCCGAGGCCGAGATCGACAAGCTGAATGAGGAATACGACCTCGCGCAGGGGGCCGCGATCATCGACCGGCCGACGACGCGATGACCTTTCGGCTATCCGACATTCCGACCGGCGACCCCACGCTTCAACGGTGGTGGGCGGATACGAAGCGGGCGCTTGAACAAGAGTTCGACCGCCTGTCCCGGCAAAACCTGCTTCCGATCTATGCGTCCACGGCCCTACCCGACAAGGGCGGCAAGCCTTTGTGGATTGCGGTGTCCACGGGCACCGCGCTCGTCCCTGCCTACCGCGACGGGACGAACTGGCGGCATTGGGGCACGGGCACGGCGACTTTCTGAGGTGACCGATGGCTGATTCCGCGACGACGAGCAATCGCTTTCGCAAGCAGACGCTCGCCTCGAATGTGAACGTGTGGGGCGATCCGTACCTCAACACGAATTTCGACCTGATTGATGCGGCGTTGGATGGTGTGTCCGCCATTGCGGTGGGGACGGCGACGGCGACGACGCTCACGTCCACGAACTACGCCAGCGACCAGACGCGCAACCGGGTCCACATTTACTCGGGCACGGGGACGCAGACGCTCACGGCGACGATCCCGCTGGTCACCAAGAACTACCTCGCGATCAACGATGCGGCCGGCCCCGTCCGGTACATCATGGCATCGGGGACAGGGGCCACGGTCGAGGCGGGGCGCATTTCCTGGGTCGTGTCGGACGGGACGAATGTTCGCCTTGGCTCCCCCCGTCTGGATCAGGTTCCCGCGCCCACTTCGGCGGTGAGCCTCAATTCGCAGCGGATTACGTCGCTTGCGGCGGGCACGGCGGCGACGGATGCGGCGAGCCTGTCGAACCGGCTTGACCAGTTTGCGGCGCCCACGACGGCGGTTTCGTTCGGGACGCAGCGGATTACGAACCTCGCGACGCCGACGAGCACGGCGGATGCAGTGACCAAGGCATATGCGGACGGCCTGTCATTCTCGGCGGCGCTGCCGACGGGCACCTCTTCGGGCGACGTGCTGATCTACAACGGGTCGGCGGGTGCGTGGGCAGGCCCGGCAACGCTTCCCTACATCGCGACGACGGGCGGCACGCTGTCGGGTGCGTTGAACTTCACGGACCATCAGGCCATCCGGCCGGAACTCCACGACTACTCGCTGACGCTCTCCAATCTCGGGAACGCGGGCGGGACGGCGACGGCTAATCTGCAAAACGGCAACACGTTCTCGGCCACGTCCACGGCGACGACGACGTGGGTGTTCTCGCACCCCCCGACCGGCAACCGGACCGGGGCGTTCTCGCTATTCTTGATCAACGGGGGGCAGTACACGCAGACTTGGCCCGCATCGGTACGGTGGAACGGCAACAGCGCGCCGACGCTCACCTCGACCGGCACCGACGAACTGGCCTTTGTGACCTACAACGCGGGGACCAACTGGCACGGTCGCCGTGCGTGGGCAAGCGCATGATCCCGTTCTTCCTAGGGGCGGCGGGCGGGGCGCCGGTCGCGTCGCAAGTCTTCGCCACGACGCTTTACACGGGCAACGGGTCGTCGCAGACGATCGCAAACGGCATCGACACGGACCTCGCGTGGATCAAGGCTCGCAGCGAGGCGTGGGACCATGCCTTGTGCGATCAGCTTCGCGGCATCAACGCCAAGCTGCGCTCAAACTCGACGATCAACGAACTGACCGGCTCGGGCAGCGTGACGGCGTTCGGCACGACCGGGTTCACGGTCGGGTCGCAGGACGACGTGAACCGCAACCTCGTTACCTACGTCGCATGGTCCTTCGCCCGCGCCGCCCGCTTCTTCGATGTGGTGACGTGGACGGGTGATGGGTCTAGCAACCGGCAGATTGCTCACAGCCTTGGCATTGCTCCGGGCCTAATTCTCGTCAAGTCACGGAGCGGGGTAAGACATTGGACAGGTCAGCACAGGTCTTTGGGCCCAACGCAGGATATTGTTCTTTCTCTTGCAAACGCAGCTTACTCTGAGCCGAATGCTTGGAACAACACAGCCCCAACATCAGCGAATTTTACGGTCGGAAGTTACACTAGCGCAAACAACAACCTTGAAACCTACGTCGCCTACCTCTTCGCCCACGACACCGCGTCGGACGGCATCGTGCAGTGCGGGTCGTATACCGGCAACGGGTCCGCGAGCGGGCCGACTGTGACGCTCGGGTGGCGTCCACAGTTCGTGATGGTCAAGCGGGCATCCGGCGGCACAGGCAACTGGGTCATCTTTGACACGGCGCGCGGCATTCCCGCCGGCAACGATCCGACGCTCTGCCCGAACAGCAGCGCAGCCGAAGACGGTGTGCTTTCAGCCGCCGACTATATCGACCTGACGGCGACCGGCTTCACGCTCGCCAGCGCCGACACGAACCTGAACAACAACACCGACACCTACGTGTTCATGGCCGTGAGGTCCGCATAATGAAAACGTGCGCCGTCCCAAATTGCACGGGGAAACACAGCGCCCGTGGATACTGCCACACCCATTACATGAGAATAATGGCGCACGGAGACCCCAACACGGTCAAACTGAAGCGCCACGGCAAAGACAAGAATACGTACAACCGTTGGCTCGCAATGGTAAAGCGGTGCACTGACCCGGCCGACAAGCATTTCAAGAACTATGGCGGGCGCGGGATTACGGTGTGCGAGCGATGGATGTCGTTTGAGAACTTCTACGCGGACATGGGCAAGAGCCCTGACGGACTGTCGCTTGACCGTATCGACAATGACCGGGGCTATGAGCCGGACAATGTTCGATGGGCGACCCGCAAAATGCAGCAGCGGAACCGGCGGTGCGTCCACCTGAGTATTGAAGTGGCGCGAGACATCCGCGCGCGGTGGGCTGCCGGGGAAATGCAGAAGGACATCGCGGCGCATTACGGGCTGATCCCGGCCTACGTGTGCCAGATCGTCCATCACCGTATCTGGGCAGAAGACGTCGGGGGGATTGCCACATGACCATGCACGTCATCATCGAGGACGGCGCGGTCGTCGCCGAACTGTCCGGCTGGAACCCCGCGGCGGTCGCGGCGATGCTCTACGCGCGGGGCCACAACATCAGCCCGCC